ATCTCATAAGCACGTTTCATACCTTGTCCACTAGGAACAAAGATGTTACATACTATTTGACCGTTACTTGTTGATTCACCAAAGGTTAGCTCGGAAGAAAATGGTAATACATTAATTCTTACCCATTCATTACTATCAATTTTACCTTGATAGTTTGCAGGATATGTTTTAATATTATTACTTGTCCAGCTTGAACTAGCGAAAAGGCTTTCAACAGCTGTCAATATTTGTGATATTGATACGTGTGCCATTATATTTCCCTTCCAATAGTTAAGTTTATTACATAACCGTTATCATCTATTTCTTTAATTGCCCAAGTCTTACTTCTTAGTACTATAGTGTCGTAACCGTCTAGTACTTCAGAATTAACATCTGAACTTTTAATCATGATATCAGCATTTATTCTAGGCTTATCATTATTAGTTTTGTAAACTTTTATTACAACACCTTTAATTGAAAGACTAGCATCCGTAGTGGATGTAGTAGATTGGTTAGCAAAATCATATTCAGTTACAGTTGTGTTAGTAAATGTTATGTTTTCTGCTAAGTCACCTATTAGATTAAATGCAGTAGTTACATTGTTAGTTATAAGATTCTTAAAACTCATTTTAAGCACCTCCACCAACAGAAACTCCCCTATCAGCTATAGATCCATCACCTAAATATTTTGTTACAATTTTATAAACCGCAGTTGGAAGAGTTTTAAAGTCTTCTATTCCGCTGTTAGTATCAAACATTAATCTTATAGAACCAACAGTTAAATCTTTAACTTTGTTGGAACCATTAGCATTTGATTCAATTGTAGACATATTAAGTAATAAATAATAAGCTAACTCATAGGTCGCTGTCTTTATATCTTCAGGTACTGTACCATCGAAAGTTGTAGTTCGATCGTCAAATAATTCAACGTAATCTCCAAATTTGGAATCGTAATATTCAATATCACGAGGCCAAGATAATGGGTACGTTGCAGTTGGAGTGGCAGTGCCACCCCAAACTAAATTATCTATAATACCTGTGGCTGTTACTAAAGCTTGTTCAACTTTATCGCAGTCACCATCAGTCCAAAGTTCTGAATTCAATCTCATATCGAAATATTCATCAGCTTCTTGTGTAGTAACAAACGAGTTGTTTCCTTTGTTAAGAGCCATTTGTGTTTCTCCGTCTAATAGTTATTATATTAACCGTGGAATATAGGGTATAAACCAATTTGATTAACGTTAGTTGCGTGAACAGTCCAGTTAGCTTTATCAGCTAGTGCACCATTTGCAGGGTAAGCAGTTGCAGTACCAGTCCAAGAAAATCCTTTAGGGTGCATAATATTTCCCCATCTAGATATAATTGTAACAGCTCCACCACCGTTTCCAGCTAATTCATTTCTATCAACAGCAGTAGGATTAACCTGTGCTATTTCTGAGTAATGAAACGCAGAAGGTTTTGCTAAGTAAGAAACTTTCAAACTTGCTGGTAAATTAGCAGTAAGTACTGAATTGTTAACTACTAATCTGATTTTTCCACCAAGAATAGTATTGAAGTTAAAGTTACCATCAACAACTGGAGCAACATCAAGAACGTTTTGTTTTCTCATAGTGTTAAAAGTAGCAGTATCAACTACTAGGTAGTAAAAGCTTTCTTCGAATTCACCTTTGATTGCAGTCATAGCATCAAATAGTACGTCAAAGAAAGAAGATCTTTTGTTAGCGTTAGTTTCGTTTGCAAATAAAGCGTTAGGAGTAGATGCAGTAGATCCTGTGTAGTAACCGAATGTATTTACGATTCCAGCAGAGTCAGAAGTTCCAACAGTAGTAGTATCCCAAATTTTATCAGAAACACCATTAAGAATTGATCTTAATTGTAGGTCTTCTTTTCTTGCTCTTACAGCAGCAAATTGCGAACCAAGGTAAGCTAGGCCATCAACTTTAGAAATAAGTTTTTGGATAGACATTTCTTGTGCAGCAACGTGATCGATATTTTTAATGTATACTGCTGATTTGTTAGCAACATCCATTAGGTTTAAACTAGTTGAACCAACAGTTTCGCTTTGTTTAAAAGCAGTAGCTGGATCAGTAAAATCTAACCATCTAAGTGTTCCAGTGTAGTTTTCACCAGCATCTGTAATTCTTGCATCAGCACCAACTAAAGCAGTAGAAACTAGTAAACTAGCATCAGCTCTTTCAGCTTGTGTATATGCACTAATAGCTTTAGCAACATTGTTAAAGTCATTTGATTGTATCATTTGTATTTTCCTTTATTATATAATAGTACCTTATGGTACCATTTAGTTTGGTTTATTATTGAGACCAATCACCGGTAGGATTAAGTGTACCATTAGCAATTGCTTTTAGTACTTCACTTTGGTCCATATCTTTGATTGACTTTGTAGGTATAGTACCTACTGCAGACTTAACTGGAGAAGTTCCAGAGCCTACATTTGCTTTAACGTTGAATAAGAATGAATTTTTATCATCTTTACCATAAGAAGACACTGCTTCGTTTATAGTAACTCCAGATGTATGCATCCATTCACCGTCAGCATTTTTGGCTAAATTAGAAACGATATCACCGTACGCCATAGTAGCAGCTTTTTCATTTTTAAAATCTAGACCATTAAGTTGAGCACGCACTGCGTTATCTCTGCTTAATTCTGTGTTTTTAGTTTCATAAGTTTCAAGTTTTCTAGTAAGTTCAGCCATTTGGATTGCCATAACTTCTTGATGCTTACCTTGTTTTTCTAAACCAGCTATTTCAGTTGCTTGTGCATCTGCTTTAATTTTAGCTATTTCATTTTTGTAAGTATCTCTTTCACTATAAGCATTATCTAAATTACCTTTAATGTTCTTAATAGCTTTCGCTACTTCAGCATTTACTAGAGTTTGCATATCAGTTGAAGGTGTTTCAATTGTTTTAACTTCTTCAGTTGATACAGTTTCTTGATTTTCAGTTGTCATTGTATTATTCTCCTTGAGGACACGGCCTCAGTTATATGTTTATTTAATGTATCTATTTCACTTATGAGTAAAATAAATTTTGTTTAAGAACTTAATTGTTCTAATTTCTCAAGACTAATTAATTTACCTTCTTTATTACTAAATTGAGTAAGTTTTAATTTACCTTGATTAAATATATTAACTCTTTTTGGAGAGCCTAATATAGTTAATTTTGTGTCATTGGTTTGTTTACCTAACCAAGTTGTATAATTTAATCTTGCTGGAACTTGACCATTCATAGATGCTCTTCTTGCATTTGATAAATTAGCTAATTTCCTTTTCTTTAATCTATTATTTTTAGTATTTAATAATTGATCAGCAGATTTAATTATAGGTACAGTTGTAGACCTACAGTTAAAATGTTGAGGTGGCTTAGGGGCAAATTCACTATTTAAAGAGAATACTTTACCATCTAACCTACCACAAATTAATGAAGTTCTAGTATCTAAGGTAGCTACATATTGGTAACCTTTTACAACATCATCATTTAATGCATATGTTAAATTTTGTACATGCATACTTGTTTGTGTTATTGCAGTCCTTATTAATGTTTTAGTTTGTACCGTTGATTGTAATAAACCAAGTTTACCTACATCCAAAGCAATAGAATTTAATGCTTTACCTGCAGTCATACCTGTTTTTACGGTATTAATAATCTTTTTCTGTTGCAACATAGATATACTTGTAATTTGTTGAGCAAATGTTCCATTACCTTTTATAATTAGATCATTTACCTTTAAACTATCAGATATACCTCTTGCTTTATATATTCCAGCTAAGGCTTTGCCAAAAGTTGACTTATGGTATCTTGCTGATACTCCAGCCAATTTATTCAATTCACTCATTCCTTCGCTATATATTTTCTTATATGTTTGTCTTATTTCTTTAGTTAAAGCCCTATTTAATGAATTAACATTTGTAGTACCTTTAACCATTATAATTTGTTTTAATTTTACTTTGTGTGTTGCCAGAATTTTTGAAAGTTCTGATTCAAGTCTCTTTTCGTAAAGAGTTAATAACGCACGGTGTTTCAGCGTTCTTGAATATACATCATCATTTAAACTCATATATTATTTCCTTTTTTTA